CGTCAATATTACTTTATGGCGAAGTGCCGACAGAGTGTGAAGTCGGAAAGTAAACGACTTGGCCGTCCATTATATGCGTGCATTCAGACCTTTGGCTGTCAGATGAATACCGAACACGAGATTGAAAAAGCCGCTTAAACGCGGCTTTTTTGTTTAGGGTAGAAATATAAGGGCAGAGGGTTAAAACGGGCAGGACGGGGCGCAGGGGAGCGCAGACGGGGCGTTTTACACGGCGTCGTCGTCCTGATAGATAAAGCGGTTGCGAAGTCCGTTCTTGAATACAATTTCGACGGGATCCCCGTCCCTTACCGTGATATGATCCACAATCATATTGACGAAATTCTTCAGGACGAGGGCGTCAACGGACGCGGCAAAGTCTGAATAGACGATATGATCCGCACCTTGCAGACGGTAGGACAAAAGGAACGACGAAGCAGAGTTCACAAACGACAGCTCCGCCGCCGCCGAATATGATTCATCGGTCAGGGCGTCGGCGATCTTGTTATTGATCCGTGTCAGTTGTTCCGTAAGTTCGGAACGGGTGGAAAGATATTCCGCTTCAGACATGGCGTCATCATCGAATAGATACGCCTTTTTCAGACGGTCGAGGGCGCGGGACAGTCTGGCGGATTCCGCCCGAAGTCCTGACAGTTCCGGCGCGTCCTTTTTATCGGAATCCGGCGGAGCGGGAATATATGTCACACCGGAGCCGGGCGCAATCGTTCCCCGGATCGCCTGATAGATAATATCAAGATCGGACGGATCAATATAGCGGATCCGCGAAAATTCGTCCCCGGATAACAATATCCGTTCCAGATCGGCGGGCGTTCCTATTTTGGCGCGGCTTTTTGTCGCCTGAACCAGATTCCGAACATAATTGAAAAAGAACGCCCCGATAATGACGTCAGACGCACCGGACGCGTCACAAGCGCGGTATGTACGCCGGGACGTACAAACATATAATGACGGCTGAAAACCGTTCAGACGCTTTTTATCAAGGCGGCTAACCTGAAACGACGCGCCGCAGTAGGAACATTTCAGGATTACGCCCGTGAATACATGGACGTGTTTCTTTATGTGCGCGTTTTGGGGCGTCCGGGATTTTGCGCCGTTTTCTTTTATAACAGCGTTCACGCGATCCCAAAGGTCAGGATCCACAAGCGGAGGAAACACGCCGGGCAGATAGACAACTTCGTTTTCCGGTTTTTTCGTTCCACGCGCGGATCCGCGATAGTTATATCTGTAATCGCCTTTATTCATGGGATTTTTTAAGAAATTCAGGATCGTTGTTGTCGTCCATTTCCCGCCGCGTTTCGTCTGAATATCGTTGTCATAGCAATAATCGCGGACTTTAGCCGTTGAATGTGTTTCGTCGTACAAACGATAGAGAGTCCGCGCGTTTTCTGATTCGACTGGATCATGTTCCGGGAATTCGGTTTCGGGATTCCATTTCCACCCGAACGGCATACGCGCCCCGTTCCATTTCCCGGACATGGCGCGGTCAATCATAACGCCCGTGACACGTTCGGACGTCAGTTTCCGTTCCAGTTCAGCAAAAACAAGAATGATTTTCAGGACGGCTTCGCCGATCGCGGATGAAGTGTCGAACTGTTCATTTAAGGATATGAACGTCACGCGGTACTTTTTGAATTCGTCATACATAACGGAAAAGTCAACCAGATTCCGGGATATACGGTCGATCTTATAAACGACAACGTGGGATATTTCCCCGGCGCGGATCTTTTTCATCATCCGCAGGAACGCGGGACGGTCAGTATTTTTCCCGGATTTTCCGGCGTCCTCAAACAGTTCAGTCTTTTCAGCGTGTAAGATATGTTTACAATATGCCGACAGTTCTTTCTTCTGGAACGGCAGGGAATCCTTGTCGATCTGATATCCGGTTGAAACACGGGTATATAGCGCGACGATCTTTCGGGTGTCTGCTGCCTGATCCGATTTTTTCATATAAGCCATAAAAACACCTTCTTAAAAAAGGCATAAAAAATAAGCCCTTACAAAATGCGGGGGCTTATGCTATAATATCACTTGTCTAGGGTGTTATTATAGTTCAGCCCACGGGTTGACGGGTAACAATCTATCTAAAACGCTTCACGGTTGCCGCCGCGGGGCGTTTTATTTTCTGAAATCATATTCAATAATTTTTCCACACTGTTTTATCCGGCGCTTTTGTTTTCTTTTTTCGTTTCCATTACCTGATCGGCATTGACAGCACGTAAAGCAAGAGATTTGTCCAGTTCGTCGGCTTTTCGGTAACATTTAACAAGTATTTCTTCTTCTGGTGTAATATGTAAATCTTTCTTTTTGGGATTGTAGTATTCTATTTCGGTTACTTCATCCCTTGCCATACTATCCATAGTCACGCCGAAAAAATCACAAAGTTTCTTGAATGTTGATAGTTTAATATTGTTATAGCTTTGCTTATAAAATCCGTCAATAGTACTATATGGTATACCGGATTGATCAGAAAGTCGTTTTTTATTAAGACTATTCTTTTTCATTAAAAAATCTAGCTTTTCAAGAAAAGTCAAATTACACACACCCCCTTTCATGGTTACATTGTAAAGTAAATAAAATTCCGTGTCAAGAAAAAAAATTACGGTACAACAAAAATATATAAAAAAGAATAAGCAAGTCATAACGCAATAAATCACGGTACAAAGTAAAATATTACTTGACAATTCCCGGTGCAACGTGTATATTATAATAATAAATCACGTTACACCGGGAATTTATATAATTTTGAAAGGAGACAAGCATAATGGCAAAAATGTTACTTTGGGTGAATTTCGAGGATGAAACACTGTTAGGGAAACTTGCAGAAGTAAGCAGGAAAGAAGCGGAACTGTCGGAAGCGGTGAGAGAGTTAAGAAAGTACGTTGAAGACAATTCAAAAACAATGCCGCAGGAAACAGAAAATGCGGGAAATGTGCAGCAGTAATATTATTGCACAGCGATCAAAAACAGCCCGCCATATCTTCCGGCGGGCTGAATGGAAACTAGTCAATAGATTCAATGATGGCTTCCGTGATTTTTTCAAGTTTAAGCTGAAAATCACAGTAAATCTCTTTAAACAGCTTATTATCTGATTCTTCAACTTCGCTTGGAAGGTCGCAGTTGTTGGTCAGGGAATCGCTATTATTGAGAATATCTTTAAATCTATCGGCTAATTTCGACTTGTTAATACCGGACACAAAATCACCCCCTTTCAGGAAAAATATTACCACAAGGGGAATGAAACAACAATACAAACGAAAGGAGATTATGCATTTCCACTTCTGCCATAAGGTTAGCGGAAAACAAAGAAAGCATCCGGGCAATATCAGAATTGTCAGCCATAATTCACACCCCCTTTCAAGAAAAATAGTACCACGAGGGGAACAAAACAGCAATATAAACCAAAGTCACAATGAAAGGAGAAACCACAATGTATAAGAATCTGTTAGAGATCTTAAGCAAGAAAAAAATCACAATGAAAGCCTATGCGGAATTTTTGGGTGTGTCAGAAAAGACGGTTCAGAACAAAGTATATGGTCGGACTGAATTTACATTAAGCGAAGCGACAAAAACGTGTTCATTTATCGCACCTGAATATAAACTCGACTTTATCTTCGAGAAGTCAGAGACGGCAGCGGAAGCGGGCGTGTTGGCGGCGGCTATGGCGTAGAAAGGGGTTTAGGATATGAAAAAGAGAAAAAACGAACCGCCGTTTGATCCGTGGACATATGTATTTTTTATGATGGGGCTGATAATGGGACTTTTATTTTTTAAAGCAATAGGGTTTTATTAAATACCTAAAAAGTGGAGAATCACGGCAGCCACAACGGAAACAAGAACACCGGAGACAAAGCCGCCGATCCACTCTTTCCGCTTTTCTTTTGCGGTTAGCCGGGAAACGTACTTGTAATTATCAAGAAACAGCTTCCCACAGCCGCGGGCGTCAAGTGTGACAGTGATAACGTCGCCGTTGGCCCGCCCGGCAAGCAATCCCATTTTAGATATTTCGGAAATGGCGGTATTACCGGAATTGTAATCTGTCAAAGAAGTATTATCCACTATTTCACGAAGTGTAGTTGTCATATTGGGAGAATTGGCAATAAAATTCAAAATTTCGTAAATAAGAGAATTATCAATTTTGTAACTAATCATAAAAGCGTCGCCTTTCATTTTCTTTTCATCATAGCACAAGGGAGACAACAGGACAAGAAAGAGAGGATCAAACCATGAACAGAAAACCATTCACACCACAGGCGGGGACAAGTTACAGAAATCAAGGCGGCGGGAATTTCGTCTGTATCGCCGCAACGGAACAAAATGATGTCTTTATTATGCAAAATAAGGCATCAGGGTGGACATTCAACGCCCACGGAATCGGCATTTACGACGATGATTCGATTGATTGGGACTATTCGGTGGGCGGATATTTTGAAAGCGTCAGCGGGCAGCAGGCGACGCCGTGTCCGCAGGATGTATTAAGGAACGCCGTTCAGACATGGGGCAAGGAAGCACAAACGGACATGATGATCGAGGAAATGGCAGAACTGACAAAGGAAATTATGAACGAACGTCGGGGAAGGGATCACAATATCGCCGAGGAAATGACGGACGTTTGGATCATGCTTGCACAAATGGAAATTATGTTCCAGAACACTAAAGAGGTAAGGCGGATATTTTGGGAAAAGATCGCCCGTCTGGATCAGAGATTGAAAGACAGACAGGGGCGGCGCATGAATGAGGAAAAGGACGTCCGGATCTGTCCGGTATGCGAAAGAGAGGTCGAACGGTCGGAAATGGATTTCACGCGGGACTGTCACGGAATCCCGTTCCGGCTTGTGTGTTTAGACTGTTACGCGAAACTTATGGCGAAAGGTTACGATGGGGAATATTACGACGAATCAGACGAACAGATCGAGGATGATTATTAAAAGGCGGGGATATGAGTGAACAGGGGAACGGGACGCTATTAGAAATCGGATTGTCAGTTGATCGGGCGACGGCAGAGGACGCCCTGCAGATCCTGAACTGGTATTTTGATGAACGCCCGGATCAATACCTGATCCAGAAGCCGCGAACAGTCTATGACAGCGAGGGAAACGCCCGGACGACGGTTCGGTATCAGATAAAGCAAAGAGAACAGGAGAAGGAGGAATCAAACCATTATGAAGGCATCTGAATTTTTGAGAAAAATCGGAACTATCACACAGGCGGAAATCTGGATCGAATTCAAGGCGAATAAAAAGGACGTGCATCCGGGCCTTGAACGCCTGACAGAAAACACGACGGAAGAAAAGTCAGATCAGGTCATCGAACGGGCGTCGGAGTATACGGTTCAGGAAATAAACGTAAATGAAAACGCCGTGATAATTTCAGCGGTAAAGATAGAAAGACGTCCGCCGAAGCAAAAGCCTGAAAAGAAGCAGGACGAAAGGCGGGAGGAACAACGGCAGGCTATCGCGGAGGAATTGAAACGTCTTGATCAGGCGGTCGCGGTTCTGGTAGAAACGATTGTCGCCCCGTTCCGCCGTCAGGGACGGAGCGCGGACGAAAAACGCGGCGGGATTCTGGCAGCATTAAAGAACACGCGGGCAGCAGTCCGCCGGATCCTGACGCGGATATTCAGGAGAGGGGTGGCGAAATGAATATAGGGGAACGTATAAAGCGGTACCGGAAAG